AGAGGCAGCAACAAGGATTATTAAAATAGGATATTTACAGAGGGCATTATATACAACATCAGGAGGCAGTCAAGCAGTTTTCAATGGATTTAGTTCTGTAAGTTCAACAGTATTAGGAACGGAATTCAGTATTTTGAACTATTTACCTGATATGAAGATTGTTGATTTCTTCAAAGGTGTTTTGCAGATGTTCAACTTGACTTGTTATTCCACTTCAAAAGATGTTTATCAGGTTGAACCTTTGGATGATTGGTATCAGAAAGGGGCAATTGTAGACATTACAGAATTTACAGATATCAAAAGCACTAAAATTGACAGGATCAAGCTATTTAAAAATGTTAGCTTTTCTTATCAGCAAAGTGAATCTGCAACAAACAATGCATTCAGAGAATTAACAGGGGGCAGAGATTATGGCAATCTCAGTGAAAAGTTTGATTATGATGGGGGTGAGTATAAGATTGATTTGCCTTTTGAAAATATGATGATGCATAAATTCACAGGTACTGATTTGCAAGTTGGTAAAAGACTCAATACTGATTTGGAGAATTATATTACCAAGCCATTAATCATGTATGCATATGATACAACAAATGCACAATGGAGATTTGATGAAGGGAGCAGCGTTACAAATATGAGTACATACATTCCCTTTGGGCAGGATCTCAGACTTGGAACTACAGATTTTACTCTAAATTTCAATGCAGATAACAGCACCTTTTTATTAGAGCCTGTTCAGGATACATTATTTTCTGTTTATTACAGTGCATATATAATTAATTTATATAACCTTAAGAACAGAAGGACAAGTGTCAAAACAAATTTGCCAATTAGCTTATTAACAGGATTGGAATTAAATGACAGGGTAGTTATTAGAGATAAACGATTTATGATTGAATCTATGAAAAGCAACCTCAATACAGGAGATGTTGACATGGTTCTAATAAATGACTTTAGAGAGCTTATTGCAGACGGTGGAATATCTTCTGAGATAATCAGACCAGATAATACTGCTCAATGCCTGAACATAAATATATTGTTTCCTCATAATGCTGTGAGTGCTACAGTGACCACAACAACAACAGGAGTGACTATTACTCCAAGCACATTGACAAGTGAAGGCACAACGGCTGTTTGTTTACCTGCAAATGGAGCAACAGATTTAATAATTGCAGAGAATGGAACAGATAATATTACAGATGAGAATGCTGGAACAATATCAAACAAACAATTCAGAACTGAGGGCAGTGCAACAACGGTAATTATTTTATTGGTAACATATACGTTTGCAAATGGATCCACAGCAGCAAATCAAATATTTATACAACAGGAAGGATAATGCTAAAACATATAATTGACTTATTACAAATTGATGACTTCTATGAAGCAAGTCATGATGTACAAATTGCTAAAGGTTTATACAACATTGAGAAAGGGATAAAAGGAATATACAAGCAGAAAAAAAGAATGCAAATATTAAAGCAAACAAATAAAGAACATATCCAATGGCTCAAAAAAGAACTATAGACATAGACATTAACACTAATGCTGACCAAGCTGCAAAGGAGTTTGAAACATTAGCAACAGGAGTAAAAAAGGCTGCTGATAGTGCAGAAAACCTTGATGCTAAATTTGAAGATGTATTTGAAGGAGTTCAGCCATTAACAACAAGACTTGGTGAGGCAGAGGACCGTCTTTATGAGTTAGCACTTGCTGGTGACACTGCATCCAAAGAATATCAAGACCTATTAACTAAAGTTGGGGAATATCGCAAAGTGCAGATTCAAACAGATTTGGCAGTTGATGGAGCAGCCACAACCTTGACTCAAAAATTAGGTAGTGCATTGAATGGAGTTACAAGTGGATTTGCAGCAACGCAAGGAGCAATTGCTTTATTTGGCAAAGAGAATGAAGCGCTTGAGAAAACACTTGTAAAAGTTCAAGCAGCATTAGCTATTCAACAGGGAGTTGATGGCTTGAGAACATCTTATAAAGAACTTGGTGGTATAACAGGTTTAGTGACAAAAGCACAAAAGGCATTGAATGTTGTCTTAAAAGCAAATCCATTTGTTTTAATTACTGCTGGAATAGTTGCAGCAGTAGCCGCACTTGCAAAGTTTACAAGTTTTCTTGATCCTGCAATTGACAAACTTAAAGAGTTTACTGACTTCATTGGACTAACTGATTTTGCAGAAGAGGAGCGTTCTCAAGCAAGAAAAAGAAGAGCAGAAGAGCAAAAGGCACGTCAAGAACAAGAATTGGCAAGAGAAAAAGCCATAAAGAATTTTAAACAACAAGCATTTGATGACGAAATTGCAATAAATGAAGCGCTTGGCAAAAGTACGTTCAAACTTCAACAGCAAAAATTGGCGGATTTAGGAAAGGAGAAATTAGCCAAATTAGAGTTGTTGAAACTTGACATTGAACGAACTCAACAAAGAATTAAGGAGGGTGGGTTTTTTACAAAAGTTAACAAGGAAATTTTAGCAGAACAAAAAAACGCAGCTTTAGCGTTAGCAGCAGAACTGAAATCAGTTACTACACAACTTACAGTAAATGAAATAAATGAAAATAAAAAACAAGTTGAAAGCGCCAAAGCTACAAATGCAGAAAAATTAAACAGTTATAACGAATACGCTGCAAAACGCAAAGCAGCAGCACGTCAAATTGAAGACCTTGAAAACCAATTGTTAGAGGATGGTCTTGAGAAAGAACTTTTAATAAACAAACAAAGGTTTGAAAGACAAAGAGAGGATATTACTGCAACAGGTCAACAAAGACTTCAATTAATAGACTTGTTTAATCAACTTGAACTACAAAAGGAAAAGGAAATAAGAGAAAAATTTGATGTATTTAAAACAGAATCTTTTGATGCTGAACTTGCTCAACTTGAGGTACAAAGTGCCAAAAAAATTGAGATAGCAAAAAATGAAAACATTCAATTAGCAGGTTTAAGCAAAGAGTTGACTGATGAAGAGAAAGCCAATAATCTATCTGCTCAACAAGCTAAAGTAAAATTTGCTAATGATGCGTTTGGAGCATTGAGCGAGTTAACAAATGCCTTTGCAGGAGAAAGTGAAAAGTCACAAAAAAAAGCATTTCAAATTAACAAAGCAATTGGTATTGCTCAAGCCATAGTAAATACAGCCGGTGCAGTTTCAGCAGCCATTAATCCTGCTGTTGGTGGTTTGGGTATTCCTGCTGGTATTCCTGGAGCAGTATTGGCAGCAGCAACAGGAGCAGCTCAAATTGCAACTATTTCAAAAACTAAATTTGGCGGAGGCACTAATGACACACCAGACATAGATACAAATGCAGGAGGAGGTCAAGCACAAGCACCAAGTTTCAATGTGGTCGGTGACAGCGGTATCAATCAACTCGCCTCTATACAACAACAGCCTGTTCAGGCATTCGTGGTTAGTGGTGAAGTCACAACAAGCCAAGCATTGGATAGGAACAGAGTTGAAAATGCAACATTATAAAAAAACAAAGGTTATATAAATATGAGAATAGTTGAATTAATTTTGGACGAGCAAGATGAAAACAGCGGTATTGAAGCGGTAAGTCTCGTTGAAACACCGGCAATTGAAGAGAATTTTATTGCATTGAACAAGCAAGAGGTATTACTTGCAGAAGTAGACAAAGAGAAGAGGATCCTGATGGGAGCGGCATTAGTTCCTAATAAACAGATATACAGGAAGAATGACAAAACAGGCGATGAGTATTATATCTATTTCAGCAAAGATACTGTTAGGAAAGCATCAGAGCTTTTCTTTAAAAAGTCAAATCATAAAAATGCTACATATGAGCATAAGCAACCTGTAAAGGGAACAACTATTGTTGAGTCATGGATCGTGGAAGGAGAGAAAGACAAATCAAGGCATTATGGTTTAAACGTTCCTGTTGGAACTTGGATGGTGTCAATGAAAATCGATGATGATGAATTATACAAAAAAGCCAAAAGCGGTGAGGTAAAAGGTTTCTCAATCGAAGGATATTTTGCCGATAAGTACGACATGGCTAAAGAGGAGAGTTTTGAAGACTTCCAAAAGAAGATGCTTGTTGATGAATTGCAAGAGCTACTGAGCAAAGAAGAATTGGAGTCTTATAGTGACTATCCAGAGAGTGTGAGAAATAATGCCAAGAGAGGAATAGAATTGAATGAGGCAGTAGGTAATAAGTGCGCAACACAGGTAGGAAAAATTCGTGCACAGTCCTTGTCAAAAGGTGAACCTTTGTCAGTACGCACAATCAAAAGAATGTTTAGCTTTTTAAGTAGGGCAGAGACTTATTATGATGCAGGAGATAAAGAGAGCTGTGGATATATATCTTATTTGCTATGGGGAGGCAAGTCTGCTAAGACATGGGCAGAGTCAAAGCTCAAGCAGATAGAAAGAGAGGACTTGGCAAGTATGGTTATTGATGAGGATTTTGCAATTATTGATGATAGACTTGCTTATTCTTCAAAAATGATGGCAGAGAAAGCAGCAAAAGATTTAGGAGTTGAGGGAGTGCATGAGCATGAATATGAAGGAAAGACTTGGTACATGATAGGAGAGACTCATTCTGTTGAGATGTATAAAAAATGTCCTCCTGGATATGAAAAGAAGGATGGCAAATGTGTTAAAAAAAAAAGTAAATATGCAGAGGTAGGTCCGAAGGGAGGAGTAAAGAGAAGCAAGAAAGCACCCAAGAGCGACACACCAAATCCTAAACCAAAAGGGAAGGGAACTGCAAAGGGAGATGCCAAATCAAGCAGAGGAGCAAAAGTGAGCAAGGCTGATGAGGCAAGTCTCAAAAAGAAGAGTGATGAATTCAATGAGAGATACAAGAAAAAACTTGGATATGGTGCAAATGTAGGAGCATTGAAGAGTGTATTTCAAAGAGGATTGGGAGCATATAATACAAGCCACAGTCCAAATGTAAACAGTGCAAGACAATGGGCAATGGCAAGAGTAAATGCTTTCCTTTATTTAATTAAAAATGGCAGGCCACAAAATGCAAAATACACAACTGACTATGATTTGCTCCCTGCTAAACATCCAAAAAGTCCAAAGAAATGAAAAACAGAAAGGTAAAAGAAACACAAGCCAAAACAAGTCCAAGAGGAGGCAAGAGAGGTTGCCTGTGCAAGGATAATACCTATTCATCCAAGTGCTGTGATGGAACATTAAAAGCTCAAGGAATAGGAAAAATTTAATCGAATTTACAACAAGATTAAATAACGTCGGTTATATAGATAAAGCATAATATATTATACCATGAAAGAAAATTCAATTTTAAACAAAGTGAGAACACTTTTAGGAATGGAGGTTCAATTAGAGCAACGCAAATTGGAGGATGGATCCACAGTTGTTGAGGCTGAATCTTTTGAGAAAGGAGATGAAATAATGATTGTCACAGAGGATGAGCAAAAAATTGCTTTACCTGTTGGGGATTACAAAATGGAATCCGGGGAGATGTTGATTGTGAAAGAGGAAGGAATCATTGATGAGGTGAAAGCAAAAGAGGAAGAGGAAGAGAAAGAAGAGGTTGAGGAAGCAAAGAAGGAAGAGGAGAAAAAAGAAGAGGAAGAGGTTGAAGCATCTGTTGATGAAGCAAAGCCTATCAAAAAAACAGTTGAATCAATTGTCAAAGAAACTTTCTTTTCTCAAATGGAGGAGTTGAAAAAAGAGAATGAAGAGCTAAAAGCAGAGATTGAAATGCTATCCAAAGAGCCTGTTGAGGAAACTCAAACAGAAGAAAAGGCTGAGGAAGTCCAGGAGCAAGTTGAACTGTCTGAAGAGAAAACAGAAGAGGTTGAGGCAGCTGCTAAGCCAATAGTTCACAATCCTGAAAACAAAAATATCAAGGTGGGCAGAACAATCAGCCCTAACCGTAAAAGAACAATCATGGATACTGTTCTTTCAAGAATAAATAACGCAAATAATAATTAATAATTTAAATATCAAGTATGGCTAATACCGTAACAGGAAGCACTTATGCAGGAGATTTTCAGGGCAATTTTGTTGCCGCTGCCTTATTAAGCGCACCTACAATTGAATCGGGTTTGATTACTGTTCTCCCGAACATTCACTATAAACGAGTGATGAAAAAAATCAGTACAACAGGAAATGTTTTAGTTAATGCAACTTGTGACTTTGATCACAATATGGATGTTGACGTTGCCGAAAGAGTTTTAACCTTGAAGGAGGTACAATCAAACGTACAACTTTGTAAGAAAGACTATCACCAAGATTGGATTGCTGCACAAGCAGGATACTCTGCTTATGAGGATTTACCAGCAGACTTTAAATCTTTCATGTTGGCTCATGTAGCAGGAATGGTTGCTGCATCTCTTGAGACTTCTATTTGGGAGGGTGCATCAGGAACAAGCGGACAGTTTGATGGATTAGTTACTTTAGCTTTGGCTGACTCAACTGTTGTTGATGTTGCATCACATGCTGCTGTGACATCTGCAAACGTAATCGATAAGCTCGGATCCATTGTCGATGCTATAAGCAGCACTGTTTATGGCTCAGAGGATTTGACTATCTATGTATCACGTAATATTGCTAAGGCTTACATCAGAGCATTGGGCGGTTTCTCTGTTGCTGCAACATCTAATGCAGGTACAAACAACGCCGGGACTCAATGGTATTCTAATGGAGCTTTGACATTTGATGGTATTCCTGTAGTTGTTGCTGCTGGAATGGCTGATGATACTGCAATGGCTGCTCAAACTTCAAACTTATTCTTTGGATGCGGTTTATTGAGTGATGTCACTGCTGATGCGAAATATATCGACATGGCTGATATCGATGGATCTCAGAACGTGCGTATTATTTATCGCCTAAGCGCAGGAGTTCAGTATGCGATTGGTTCTGACATTGTTCTTTATCACGCATAATATTTTTTAATCAGAATATTTAAAGGGGGAGGTAATGTGCCTTTCCCTTTTTTATTCATAAACACCTAATAATCAATGAGTTGTGATATTACAAATGGACGAGTGGAGGAGTGTAAGGACAGCGTAAGCGGTCTGAAAGCCATCTACTTTGCCAACTTCGACGATTTGGATACTGATAACATTACATATGATGCCACAAATACTGATACAGTAGATGCATGGCAACCGGCTGCTATTTTATCTTTGTTCAAATATGAATTAAAATCAAATGAAAATAGCTTTACAACTGCTGTTCAAACTTCACGAGACAACGGTACAACATTCTTTGAGCAAACTTTGGCTATTTCTTTAAAGAAACAAGACCAAGCAATGCACAAGAATATTAAACTTTTAGCGTATGGACGTCCAAGAATAATTGTACGCACTATGACCGATCAATTCTTTTTAATGGGATTGGCTCAAGGCTGTGATACGACTGCCGGAGAGATATCTTCAGGTGCTGCTCTTGGCGATTTCAACGGCTATAAATTGACTTTTGTTGCAAGCGAGGTATTACCTGCCAATTTTATAGATGTTTCTTCAGAGGCTGCATTAAAAACTGCCTTTGCTACAGGAGCAGGTGAGGACGCTACAATTGTAACGTCATAAAGGTTTTTTGTTCCTTTCTATAAATTAGGCACTTTTCGGAGTGCCTTTTTTTGTTTACATTCGTAAAATAAAAACAAACCAAAAAAAAGTAGGTTATATAAATAGGATGATTATATTGCAGCAAATAGGAACAGAGCAAACTTTTAGGTTTATTGCAAGAAGCCAAACCTATGATGGTCTTTTTATAACTGATGACCAAACCAATACAGAGGTTCAAGTCACAATTGCAAGTAGTGTTCAAGGGGATTATTTTGATTCTATCAATGCAACCTTTACTTTATTGCAAAATCATTTTTATAACCTAGAGGTTAGGAATGGATCAACAGTGGTATATAAAGACAAGATGTTCTGCACCAATCAATCAGTGGATTCATATTCAATAAACAATGGAAAATTTACAAGTCAAGCATCGGACAATCAATTTATAATTTATGAGTAAGGACATACATATTTTAGAGTTAGCAGCCTATGAAGCTCCTGTAATCAAGGAGAGCAAAAAGGACGATTATGTTTCGTTTGGCGAGGACAACAATTATTTTCAGTTTTTGATTGATTGCTATACCAATAGCACAACTCAGAATGCAATTGTCAACAATGTAAATCGTTTGGTTTATGGTAAAGGACTTACAGCAAGTAATGCCAATAAAAAGCCAAATGAATATGCTGCAATGGTATCCTTGTTTCCAAAGGAGGATGTGAGAAACATGGTGAACGACTTAAAACTTTTAGGACAATGTGCAATGCAAATAATCTATTCTAAGGATAGAACAAAGATTGCTCAAGTTCATCATATGCCTGTTCAATTATTACGTGCTGAGAAGTGCAATGAAGATGGGAAAGTGGAAGGTTATTATTATTCAGATAATTGGCAAGATGTAAAAAACTATGAGCCAAAGAGAATCCCTGCTTTTGGAACATCATCGGAGGACATCGAGATATTATATGTCAAGCCTTATAGTGTCGGTTTAAAATACTATGCTTTGCCGGATTATGTGGGAGCTTTGCCTTACTGCACACTCGAGGAGTCCATTAGTGAATACTTAATAAACGAGGTCAATAACGGGTTCAGTTCCAGATCTGTCGTAAATTTTAACAATGGCGCTCCATCGGAGGAGCAACAAAGAATGATAAAGAGCAAAATCATGCAATCGTTGACGGGTACTCAGGGAGAAAAGGTAATTGTTTCCTTTAATTCAAATGCAGAATCCAAGACGACAGTTGATGCGATGCCTGTAAATGACGCTCCTGACTTGTATTCAACTTTATCAGAGGAGTGCTTGAGAAAGATTATGCTTGGTCACAATGTTACGTCACCGTTATTGTTTGGGATAGCATCAAGCAATGGGTTCAGTTCAAACGCCGATGAGCTAAAAAACTCATATATTTTGTTTGAGAACATGGTAATAAAGCCTATGAGAATGCTCCTCCTTGATGCCATAGATAAAATAATGGCATTCAATGGTATGGCTTTAAACATTCATTTTGAAGAATTACAGCCATTGACAGCAGATGGAGACCTGACAAAAACAGATGAGGCTGAAGATATCATAAATGGAATAAACAGCCTGTCGCCGTTAGTTGCAAACAAGGTATTGGAGAATATGAGTCCGGAGGAGATACGCTCTATAATCGGCTTAAAAGGGGATTATAAGAAGCCGACGGTTGCATTAAATAAAGACTTTACAGACCAAGAAGGAAATAAGATGCTTGAGAACCTGGATGGAGAGGTTATGGGAGAGGCTTGGGAGCTGATAGATGAAAGAGAGGTTGATGATGAGAATGTGGATATTGATGATTGGATTAAGGAACATGATAAGAAAGGCAAAAGCACCTTGCAGAAATTTTCTGATGTGATAAAAAGTTTTCCAAATAGAAAAAGCTCTTTAGATAAGTCTATCTATAAAGTCAGGTATAAGTATACTGAGAAATACAGCAGTAATAACACAAGAGACTTCTGCAAGAGAATGATGGCAAGGACAAAGAATGGAGTTGTCTATAGAAAGGAGGACATTGACATGGCATCATTTCAAGGAGTAAATAATTCATTTGGTCACAAAGGTCAAAATTATAGTTTATTTCGCTTCAAAGGCGGTGTTAATTGCGGACATTATTGGAGTGAGCAACTGTATCGATTAAAGAAAAAGAAAGATGGATCCTATTATGAGGACAAATCTTTGAGCAGTAGTGCAGAGGTTCAATCAATTCCTAAGAGCTACAAACCATCTCCTTATGGAAATGAGGACTCAAAGAAAGCTCCAAAGGACATGCCTAATAATGGACATCACCCAAATTATAAAGGATAAGAAATGGCAAAGGCATTATTAATTACAAGAGACGATATTATTAGATTTACGCAAATGAATGGTAATATCGATACGGATACGTTTATACAGTATATAAGCATTTCACAGGATATAGAAATACAGCAGATGCTTGGCAGTGATTTATTAGAAAAGATCCAGGCAGAGATTGTTGCAGGAACTTTGGCAAATCCATACTTGGCTCTGTTGACTGATTATATCAAACCATGTTTAATCCATTTTGCTTATGCTCGTTATTTGCCAAACGGGGCATATACGGTTTCAAACAAAGGCATTTATAAACACAATTCAGAGAATAGTGATACAGCATCCAAAGAAGAGATTGACTATCTAGAGGGAAAGGCAATGCAAACAGCTATGAATTACAAGCAAAGATTTGTGGATCATATGTGTTTTAATTCTGCAAATTTTCCTGAATATACATCAAATTCAAATGGTGACGTTTATCCGGATAATGATGTTAATTTTACAGGATGGGTTGTTTAAGATACAAGGCAAAAAAAAGTAATGAGGAAAAGCTCAAAATATATTTAAAAAAATTAGAGAATGGCAGATGTAAAGATAAGCGCACTAACAGCAAAAGGGGCTAATATAGCAACGACTGACCGCTTTGCAATAGCAGAGAGTGCAGGAGGAGGTGCATTTAATAGTAAGCACATTACAGGCTCAGAGATTATTGATGGTGTTAAATTAACCACAACAAGAGCTGTATCAAGTTTTCCTAATACTTTGGCTTTAGCAGATGCAAACAAGTTCTTGAAATTAGATGATTCAAGCGCAAACGTAACCACAATTCCTCCCAATAGTTCAGTGGCTTTTCCTACAGGAACACGAATTGAAATTACTCAAAGCAACAGTGGACAATCTCAAATAGTTGCTGGAAGTGGTGTTACTTTAAGAGCAGCAGGAGGTGCATCTAAACTATCAGCACAATATGCAACGGCTACACTATTAAAAGTAGCAACAGATGAATGGTATTTATTTGGTTCAATAACAACTTAATTTTAGAAAAATGGCAGTTACAAACGGATGGGGGCAGGGAGCGGTTAATAATACCAACAATTGGGGGAAGGGTAAAACCACAGCTACCAATAATTGGGGAGAAATATATGACTCAAGCTCAAGTGGGGATACTAATTTGGGAACGACAGCAGCTTTTGCAAATACTAAAAGCATAGAATTAGATGGAGTGGATGATTCTGTTGACTGTGGTAATGATTCAAGCCTACAAATTACGGGTGCAATGACTATATCTGCTTGGGTTAAAACGACAAGCAGCGGATCAACTAAGGCAATAGTTGGAAAGGACTCTGTTGGAAAGGCAAGTAAAAGAAGTTATTTATTCTTTATGAGTTCAGCAGGAAACTCTGTTGGGATTGGTATTTATAAGAGTGGAACATTTACATCTACTAAAGGTACAACAGCAGTGAATACAGGTGCTTGGTTTCATGTGATGGGAGTAAATACAGGAACAGATTTGAAGATTTATATCAATGGAGTTTTAGAAAACACAAATAGCGGTGGCGGTGGTACAATTGACAATGGCTCTGATATCCTTCAGTTAGGCAGAAGGAATGGAAGCAATGTTGCGCAACGTGCTTTTTGGAATGGTAAAATTGATGAGGTAGCTATTTGGAATAGTGACCAAAGTGCAAACATTTCTACAATTTATAATAGCGGTGCGCCATCGGATTTATCGTCATTAAGTCCGGTGAGTTGGTGGCGGTGCGGTGACGGCGATACAAGTCCATCGCTAACAGATAACGGAAGCGCAGACAATACGGGATCAATGGAAAACTTTACAACATTTAGTACTGATGTACCAAGCTAAACAGATATGAAAAAAATAGCAGAAACATACGCAATAATAAAAACTAAAGACTTGGCAAGTATTGACTTTGCTCAAGTGGGAGAGACAAGTGCAGATACTATTGTTAAGTCAGTAGACGAAACTCAGTTTGTAATTAAATACAATTCAATACCTACCTTTATAGCAGATGGAACAGTTGAACCAGTACAAATTTTATCTCATAGAGGTTGCCTTGATTTAATGCTAACGCCATTTTGGTTTGGGGAATCTGAAGAAATATGAAACACGCAAACGTCCTTGCCATATTGTATTTTGTTGCAGGTTATTTTGCAACCTTGACAATGCTCTTTAGTGGGCAATTATACGTACAAAGTCTTGGGGGATTTCTCGGAATTTATATAACTTACCTATTGGTAGAACAAATAGAATCATGAAGACACAGGTTATACTATTAGTGGCTAAATTACAAACTTATTCAACACAGCTTATGTCTATTGTTCTATCATTCTTTTTACCCATCATTGGGATCCTAATTTTAATTGCAGCATCTGTTCTCCTGGATACTATTACAGGAATATGGAAAGCCAAGAAACTCAAAACTCCAATAACAAGCAGAAGGCTCTCTGCAATTATCTCAAAGATACTTTTATATGAGGTGACTGTAATGCTCTTTTATCTGATTGATTATTTTCTTGTTAATGATATAGTCAAATCATTCTTTTCAATTGATATGCTTACAACTAAAATGTTAGCATTGACTTTGGTATCAATTGAAGTCATTAGTATAAATGAGAACTATCGAGCGATAAAAGGGATCGATTTGTTTCAATCATTGAAAAATCTTTTTAGCAGAGCTAAAGAGGTTACTCAAGAGTTTAAAAACATCAACAAAAATGGAAAGCTGTAACAACAAAAAACCAAGTTCAAAGTATTTATGGATTTTTGACAATGGGCATGGAGGGATAATCAATGGAGTTTATCAGACTCCTGGAAAGCGTTCCCCAATTTGGGATGATGGATCTCAGCTATTTGAGGGAGAATTCAACAGGGCAATTGTTGAAAGATTAATGAAGCTCTGCAAAAAAGCTAATATTGATTGTGTTAATTTGGTAGACACTAAAGAAGATATGAGTCTATCAAAAAGAACAGCAAAGGCAAATGAGATATACAGAGACTCAGAAAAGCCTTGCATCTATGTTTCAATTCATGCTAATGGATTTAATAAGGAGAGTGCAAATGGATGGGAGGTTTTCACAAGCAGAGGAGAAACAAAGAGTGATGAGATTGCTGAAGTTCTATTTCAAAAGGCACAGGCTGAATTCCCTATGTACAGAATGCGTAAAGATTACAGAGATGGTGATGCAGATAAAGAGGCAAACTTTTACGTTTTAATTCATACTGCAATGCCAGCGATATTGAGTGAAAATTTCTTTATGACAAATGAGAATGAATGTCGTTTAATCATGAGTGAGGAAGGAAGAGATAGGATTGCTAAGATACACTTTGAAATGATTCAAGAAATTGAAAAATGAGAATATTCTATTTATTTTGCGTTTTAACGCTTTTTTCTTGCTCTGCTAAGTATCACTATCAGAAGGCAGTCAAAAGAGGCTTAAAAGAGCTTATATCAAGCGACACGATAAGAATTACAACATTGGATTCAGTTCCTGTAATAAAACACGATACAATCGTTTACGAGAAATTCTTTAGTTCAAAAGATACTGTGATACTTTATAAAAATATTTATGTGCCTCAAACAAGATTGGAAACAAGGATTGAATACAAGCTCAAAAGGGATACATTGAGACTCATCAAAAGAGTGGAAGTTCAAAAGGCAAGAGCATCTAAAAAGACTTGTTGGGAATGTTTTCTGATTGCTTTACTTGGTTTAGGCTTGTTGGTGTTTGTCCTTTTTAAATTGATTCAAAAATATCTATGAGAAACAACAGATATCGATTGAGTCCGGATGAGCAAAAGGTTCTTTTTGAATACAGAGGAATCAAAGAATCAGCCAAAGATGCTGGAATTGATATCAAAGATGTAAAGCATGGATGGTTAAAAACTAAAGAGGCAAGTCTTTTCTTTCAAAATCCTGACTTCAAGAGCAAAAATATCCAAGAATTGGAGCAACTTCAAAAGGAAATTGTCAAAGAATTAAAGCAATATGTGCCTAAATATCCCAAAATAAAAAGGAAAAAATGTGCAGATGGTCACCTTTTAGTTGTGGATCCTGCTGATATTCATATTGGAAAGCTCTCAGAAGCCTTTGAGACAGGTGAAGATTACAATAATCAGATAGCTGTGCAGCGTGTAAGGGAGGGAGTTCAGGGTATTTTAGACAAGGCACAAGGATTCAACATTGACAAAGTGCTATTTATTGGAGGTAATGACATTCTGCACATTGATAATCCAAAGAGGTCAACAACAAAAGGAACAAGTCAAGATACAGATGGGATGTGGTACAGCAACTTTCTACTTGCAAAGAAGCTCTATGTTGAGATATTAGAGAAATTAATCACCATTGCTGATGTGCATTTTACTTTCAATCCATCAAATCATGACTACATGAGTGGATTCTTTTTGGCAGATGTGATAAAGACTTGGTTTATGAAGAACAAAAATATCACTTTTGATTGCAGTATATCTCATAGAAAAGGATATCAATACGGATATAATCTCATAGGCACTACTCATGGAGATGGTGCTAAAGTCCAGGACTTGCCTTTGTTAATGGCTCAAGAATATCCTATTGAATGGAGCAAAACAAAGCACAGATATGTTTATACTCATCATGTACATCACAAATCGAGCAAAGACTACATCGGCGTAACAGTTGAAAGTTTACGCTCTCCATCAGGGACAGATTCATGGCATCATATCAAAGGATATCAACATTCTCCAAAGGCTGTTGAAGGCTTTATTCATCACAAAGATCATGGTCAAATAGCAAGGCTCACGCATATTTTTTAGTAAAAAGTTTGGAATAAACAAATTTTTTTATAGATTTGAATCATTACTAACAATTAAACAATACATGATGAAAGACAAATTGTCAAGAGTCGAATTGACTCAAATGCTCTTGGATATAGAAACAGCAAGAGAAACAAATCTGAAACTTATTGAAATGCTTGAGGACTCCTTAAAAGGTATGGGAGGAACTATGAGAGAGAACAGGATCATTTGGAAGCAAGAGATAGCAGAATTGAAAGAGGCTATGAGTGAGCAGGATAAAATCAGAAAGAGATTATTCTTTGAGTATGCAATAAATACCATCAGCCTTGATGATATAAAAGCAAAGTTAAAAACCCTAAAACAATAAGACATGAATAATCAAGAAAGGAAAGAAGCAAAAAGAGAACTATTGACAGCAGCATTATTCATATGGTCTGTTTGGATAGGATATTATTTTATCATGAATTTAATCACTGTTTAAGATGAGTAAAAAGGATATTATAAAAAGGATGAATGATATAAATACATTCATGTCTACTGAGGACAATGAAACCTGTCTCTCAGGCACTGATGAGCATGGCAAAGAGTTCACTGTTTGGTTTAATACAATAGACTTATTAGAGTGGCTTGATATTGCATACATGAAACAAAAAGCAAAGAAACATATAACTAACTTATAAACAAATGGCACATAAATTAAATATTGAACAATGGGATAATTTCAACCTGTATTTATATTCCCAAAGAGTAAAAAAAGAGAATAATAACATGAATGTCTTTAGAATAAAATACAGATATTTTAAAAACAGCCAAGAGATGGATAATCCTATTCAAGCAATTGATTATGTTGTGGCTTTGGATAGAGCTGAGGCAATAAAAGTATGGGATAAATGGGAAGGTTTGATTGTAAAAATTGAAAAAATAAACTCATGAGAAAAATATTTGAATATATTTATGCAATAATTATCTGCTGGATTTATGGAGATTCACAATAATTAATTATCATATCATAAAAAAATGTATATTTGTGGCTATACAAATGTTTTATTGGTTTATTTAACACGATGCGTGAGTAGGGCCGCCACATCCTGAAAGCGTGTCGTTTTTTTTTATAGAAAATTATGGCAAAAGACAAGAAAAGCTTTATCCTTTATATGGATCAAAGAGGAATATTTGACAAATTGAGTGATGAACAGGCAGGAAAATTGATAAAGCATGTGTATTCCTATTGTGCTGATGAGGATCCAGAGGCTGAATTTATAATTGATATTGCTTTTGAGGGCATCAGACAAGCCTTAAAACGTGATTTGAAGAAATACAATGTCTATATTGACAAGCAAAAAGAGAATGGAATGAAAGGAGGGAGACCAAAAAAAACCCAAAAAACCCAAGCCTTTTTTCAAAAACCCAAAAAAGCTGATAGTGTTAGTGTTAGTGTTAATGAAAATAATACAGATATATATAGGAGCTTTGCTCATTTGTATTTGTCTAATTCTAATTATAAAAAGTTAAACACTATTTACAGCAAGGAGCAGATTGATGAGACTTTGGATGCAATAGAAAACTTTAAACAAAACACTAAATACAAATCCCTATATTTGACTGCAAAGAATTGGCTCAAGAGATTACCAAAAAATGAGCCTGAAGATAAACTAACTAAACAAGCAAAAGAACTGGGATATGTTAAGTAAGGGGCAACAAGCAAAATATTTATTGGATTATAGATTTGGAAGAATCAAACAAGGATTGAAGATTGATTGTGATTTGGATAATTATATTGTATTCAAACAAAAGCAGCTCAACATTATTCTTGGACACGATAATGTCGGCAAGTCATATTGGATCTTTTGGTATTTTCTTTGCGTTGCATTGAGGCATCAAAAGAGATTTTGTTTATGGGCAGGTGAGAATCAATACGGGCAAATCATGAGAGACTTGATTCAGATGTACAAAGGCAAACCATTCCTTGAGTTAAAAGAGCAAGAGATAATAAATTGCTCTGCATACTTAGAGCAGTATTTTGACTTCATAGATAACAGCAGACAATATACTCCTGAGCAGTTGCTCAAAGAATTTGAGAAGTCTGATGCAGATGCTTTCCTAATAGACCCGTATACCGGACTAACAAGACAATATGGTTATGAGGGGAACTATGAATTTTTAAATATGGCAAGGCAGTTCGTCAATGAGAGTGGAAAGACAATCTACATCAGCACCCATCCAACATCAGAGAGTGGAAGGCAAGGGAATCTATTTCCTAAAGGGCATATGTGGGAAGGGCATTTAAGACCACCAATGGCTGCCTATGTTGAGGGAGGCAAGAGTTTTCTGAATCGGTGCGACGATTTCATTACGATTCACAGGCTTGTCAAACATGATACAATGAAATTTGTAACTTTGGTAAGCATAGACAAGATTAAAGATAGGGATACAGGAGGAGAGCAAACCATGCTTGACCAATATGTATTTTGTGATTTCAATTGGGGGAAAGGATTTGAGATATATGGAAAGGATCCATTAAGTGAATTAAGATGAAAGTAACAGATAAGATAGAAATAACTAACGAAGACAATATGGCTTTGATGTCAAGATATGAAGACAACTACTTTGACCTTGCTATTGTAGACCCGCCTTACGGAATCGGTGCAGGTGTATCTAAAACAGGCGGCTCAAGTAAGAATAATTCTATGAGTAGATTAAAAGCCAATAGCCATATTTACGATGATATAAAACCTACAAAACAATATTTTAAAGAACTTGTAAGAGTATCAAAAAACCAAATAATTTTTGGAGGTAATTATTTTATAGATAATTTAAAACCTACAAGAAGTTTTATTGTTTGGGATAAAATGAATTATTTGCCATCAATGTCACAAATAGAGTTAGCTTGGACTTCATTTGATAGGCATTCTAAATTAATCAAAATTACAAGTAACCAAAATGACAGGTTTCATATTTCACAAAAACCAGTTAAACTATATAAATGGTTATTAATGAACTACGCTAAAGAAGGCGACAAAATACTTGATACACATTTAGGTAGTGGTAGTATCGCTATTGCTTGTCATAATTTAGGCTTTGAACTAACGGCGTGTGAACTTGAAAAAGAATATTATGAAGCGTCATTAAAACGAATTAAAGACCATATTTCACAACAAAGATTATTTTGAAACAATAAACCAAATAAAATGAATGACATAAACATTTTAAAAGCACATATTGATATAAAGACAACCATATTGAGATTTGAATTGTCTATCCAGGATCTTAAAGAAAAGCATCCTGAGAGAACTGATTTAATAGATACAATGACTGAAACCTTGAATGATATACTTGAGTTTCAAAATGCCTTTATTGAATTAGAGAACAGCTTGAAATTAGAATACAGGACAAATTTTAGATTGGAGCATGTGAATCTGACATTGAAAGAAAAAATCAGAGATCTTGAGTTGCAAGGTAAAATTCAAAGGGAGGGAATATGACAAAATATAATATAGGAAAGGCGCATCAAAAAAAAATTAGAGAAGAACAAAGTATAATTGACAATGGAGGTTTGTTTGGGTATCCTATAGCAGACATAAAAAATTGTCAATTAAAAGAAGTTGATTATCAAACGGCAAAAAAAATCATAGAGCAGTACGAATGGCTCGGTACTATGGGAACAACACAAAAGCACTACGGCATATATTTTGAAGGCGTTTGTGGAGGCGTGATCGGTTTTGGATATTTTCAAGCAATGAACACTAATAGCGGAGGACATCCTTACGCTCCTTATGTAAGTGAAAAATTTGCATTTAAAGGCATTCAATTAACTCGTGGCGCTTGTACGTGGTGGGCGCATAAGCATAGCGGCAGTAAACTAATCGGATATGGGTTGAGACAAATGCAAAAAAAAGGATATAAGTATGTTGTTGCATTTTCGGATGCTGAAGCTGGAGAAATAGGAACATTATATCAAGCAACTAATTGGCACTATTTAGGTTTTGGCAAAACAAAACATTATGACATATATTACAGCAACGGTAAAATATATATGAATGATAGGGATTTTTACAAAAAATATAAATATAGTGGCAAGAATAAAATGCAAAAATTTATTGAAGATAAACCACAATTTTGCATTAAAGAAAGGTTGCCAAAAGCAAGATATATTAAATTAATAGGTAATAAATATGAAAACAAAGAAATGCTAAAAACCTTAAAACCATTAATTTTACCTTATCCAAAGCGAAAAAATATTAACATATAAAAAACAAATTACATTTATGAAATGCCCACAATGCATGGAAAGAATGAATTGGCAAGAAGAACACGAATACCACGACTTTATGCTTGAGGGAGATGGCAGTATTGCAATCTATAATTGTATAAATGATGACTGTATAGTTGATGATGTTTATATCTTTAGACCAATAGATGCCACGTTGTAAGAATTGCAGAGAGAAGTTTGAACCAAAGCATTTTAATCAGAAATATTGTTTCAAGCCTGAATGCGTTAAGGTGTGGGTAGCATCAGCTAAAAAAAGCAATTGGAAGAAAGAAAAGAAAAAACTAAAGGAGGAACTTGAAACTGTTCAGAGCCTAACAAAGAAAGCTCAAAGGTATTTCAATACATTTATTAGAACAAGAGACAAGGGGAAGCCATGTGTAAGTTGTGGAAAGAAATTGCCATCTAAGTTTGACGCCGGTCACTACTTTTCAAGCACCCATAAAAACACAACCTTTAATGAGAACAACGTTCATGGTCAATGCGTACGGTGCAATAGAGACCTGCATGGGAACTTGCTAAACTATCAATTGGGGATCCAGGAGAGGATAGGAGCAGATGAATTGATTAAACTGCATGAGGAAGCTCACAAGATTAGGAAATTCAGCAGAGAAGAATTGAAGGATATCATTGAATTGTATAAACAAAAGACCAAGAATCTCAAAGGATGATTTGTAAAATCAATTGAAAATTTATATCTTTATCTCACTAATAATTAAACAATTGAAGAATGGAAAAAATATCTTTGATGTTGCCGGATAATCCAGGCATCAAATCAATCACAATTAATGGAAAAAAAATAATCAATGAGAAGTTGATTGCAAACAATTGGCTCTTTAATTTGGGCAGAGTGGAAGCCATAACAATTATGGAGGGAATGTGGACAAGTGCAAAACAAGCAGAGAAGAATGGAGATAGAAGGGCAGCAAGGTCATTGATAGATTCATATCATAATATCAATAGATATGTTGACAATTATTCATTTATTAAAAAATATATAAACCAATAAACAATGAAAAATACAAAATTAAAAACAATAGACATTAAGGGAAAGCCCTATGTGGAAGTCAATGAAAGGCTCAAATACTTTAGAGAGAATTATAAAGGCTTTTGTTTAGAGTCTGATGTGATTGAAAAAACAGCAACATCAGTTATGATTAAGGCAACAATTAAGGATGCTGATGGCAATATCAGAGCCACAGGAATAGCAGAGGAGATTAAAGGCACAACCTTTATAAACAAGACAAGTTATGTTGAGAACTGTGAAACATCTGCATGGGGAAGAGCTTTGGCAAATTTAGGGATAGGAATTGATGTGAGTGTGGCAAGTGCTGATGAAGTGATTACTGCCATAGAGCAACAGAATAAAAAGCCAAAGAAAAAGAAAACAATAAGTGCAGAGAGATTTGAGGAGGCTCTTCTTGCCATTTCAGAAGGTAAATATACCCATGAGCAATTGAGAAGTGGATTTGATTTGACAAAGGAACAACTTAAAAGCATTTCATTATGTTAAAGATAAGATGCTCCCAAATAGGAAAGATAATGCCTAACAGCCGAACAAAAGGTCAATTGAGTAAAACATGCAAGGGATACCTTGAGGCATTAGCAATAGAGAATATGTATGGATATGCAAAAGATATATGGAGCAAAGCCATTGATAAGGGAATAGCAGTTGAGGATCAAAGCATTAAATTAGCTCAAGAGGTCTTGGATATGGGAGAGATGACAAAGAATGAGGAGTTTTTTGAGAATGAATACTTGACAGGGACTCCTGATGTATTGAATGATTGCTTTGTTTTGGATGTTAAGAGCAGTTATGATGCAACAACCTTTCCCTGGTTTGCAAAAGAGATACCAAACAAAGAGTATTATTATCAATTAATCGGGTATATGGCTTTGACGGGGAAGAAAATTTCGTACCTTGCGTATTGTTTAGTGGATACTCCTGAAGATATTGTTGAGGATGAGGTTAGAAGAGTTCACTATAAATTCAAAGAGATTGATGACAATCCAATTGTGAGGGCAACTGTTGAAAGGCAGCATAGCTTTGAGAGAGTTCCAGCACAATATAGAGTCAAGACATTTGAGATTGAATATGACCAAGAGGTAGTTGATAAAATATATCAGAGAGTTGAGGAGTGCAGAGAGTATTATGATGAGTTATTGCATGAAGAATTTAAAAACAAATAGAAATGGAACAAAAAGAAAACACAGGAGTCTTATTTAAAAATGACTTTAAGAAGAGTGAAAGGCAACCTGATTACAAAGGATCCTGTATAATTAAAGGAGAAAAGATTGAAATATCTGCATGGGTGAATGAGTCTAAACAGGGCAAAACATATATGGGATTGCAATTCTCAGAGCCTTATCAAGCAGAGGTTGAAGCAGGTCATGGTCACAAACCAAAAGACCTTGATGATATTCCGTTCTAATACGGATTGTTAAATGTTAGTAATGAGCCGGGCAGTGATTTTCATTGTCCGGTTTTTTTATTATATTTGTTTATCGTTTTGTACGTTATGTTGATAACAGAAAAGAGCCAAGCAGCAATGTTTGGCTTTTTTTATACCCTGTAATTTGATTGTGGGATTTATGGGAAAAAAGGTGGGATTTATGGGATTAAAAAATAATCGTTAAATTTGATTAGATTCTAAACAATGGAATGGATTAAAAAGATTCAAGAGAATGAGGATGAATGGATACAAATCATTCAAAAGATGGGGGAATCATTCTATGCCAAAGATATTGTTCAGGAGTTTTATATCAAGCTCATCAAATATTCAACAAAAGAGAAGGCTTTCAAAGAGGGTAAATTAAACATGCAATATCTGTATTTGGTATTGAGGAATATCTTCCTAAATTATCACAAGCAAAAAACAAAATTTGAGAAGATAGATATTGATGAGGTTGAGATTTCTGTGAATTATGATTACTATGAGGCAAGGGAGAGCCAAGAGATAGAACTACAAATCCAGGAAGAGATAAGTAATTGGAGCTATTTTGATAGGGAACTGTTTAAACTTTATACAGGAATTTCAGACAAATGGAGACATGATGCAATAAGCATGAGAACAATATCTGAAGGATCTCATATAAGTACTCAGACAATTTTCTATACTTTGAAAAAATGCAAGGAAAAAATCAGAGAGGAATTGGGAGATGATTATTCAGAATTCTTAAATAAAAGAAACCAAAAACACAAACCTAAGTTATAAACAAAGAAATGGAGTATCAAGTGGTCAAAATTGGAAAGGGTAAAAGCACAAAGAGAAGGGTATGGATTAGAGTTTCTTCAGTTTTGGGATATAAAAACGAACCATATTATAAAACAGAAAAGGAAATGCTTGAAGATAAAATTTATAATTATGCATCTTTAAGCGAATCAGAGAAAGGAATATATACTAAAATCAAAAAGGATGGCAATAGACAATCAAATATTTGAACACTACAGAGAAGAGAAAAAAAAGATTCATGAGGCAAAGAAGCTGCTTGAGGATAATGGATACAAAGTACAGTTGTTAAAGACTAAAGATATCCAACAAGAGATCCAAAGATTAAGGAGTCAAATCACAGGGATGATGCATAAGGATGTCCAAACAAACAAAGATATTTACAGGCTGCAAAGAATGCTCCAAGAAGAAAACAATAAAAAACATAAAAATGGCAACTAAAAAAACAACTAAAAAAACATCAACAAAACTAAAACCTAAAAAAAAGCAATCTAAGGGAGTGGGTGATATTGTTGAGGAAGTGCTGGAAAAAACAGGCGTGGCTAAGGTCGCAAAATTTATATTGGGGGAAGACTGTGGATGTGATAAACGAAAGGAGAAACTCAATCAAATATTTAGGAATGATAAAAAGCCGGATTGCTTACAGGAAGACGAATACAAATTCCTTGATCAATACTTTAAAAAAGGCACAACAAACCTGAAGCCAAGTGAACAGGAAATGATGAGAAATATATACAGCAGAATATTCAGAAGGAGAAAACCATCAACAAGTTGTTCAAGCTGCTTAAAGACGGTTTATTCAAGTCTAAAGAGAGTATATGAAACCTATGAGGCAGAATGAAGATAGAAAAGGTAAAAATATCAGAAGTAAAAAATAACCCAAATAACCCACGGGTAATTAAAAACCATGACTTCCGTAAATTAGTCAAGTCAATTAAGGAATCTCCCTGGATGTTGCAGTTGCGTTCTATTGTTGTAAATGACGATAACATTGTACTCGGAGGCAACCAAAGATTAAGGGCTTGTAAAGAGGCTAGACTAAAAGAAGTTTACATCATCAGAGCCAGTTCATTAACAGAGAAACAACAGAGAGAATTCATAATAAAAGACAACCTGAGTTCAGGGGAATGGGATTGGGATGCATTAGCAAATGAATTTGATGCAGAGGACTTAAATAAATATGGTTTGGATGTGCCTTTTGAGGAGGATTCAATGGATGAAAAATATACAAGTAAGGTTGGAAGTCCTGTAT